AGCTATCTGCTGGTATTCATTATAAATCCAATAAGACACTTGTTCTCTTGCATAGTTTATTTCTTCCACCATTGACTTTATAACTAAAGAAGCCTCGCCTTGATTAACTTGAGTTGTTCCATCAATAAGGGCACGGCACATAGCAAGACCACCAGTTATATCTTCATTCACCTGAGCATATTTGTCTTGTCCCAAAACACTTTCAATTTCAGGAGACACTATTTTTTCTATCTCAAGCGTGTGATTCCACACTATATCAAATGACTTAGAAGTGGTGTTGAATAATTCAGCAACAGTATTCAATTGAGATTGATCCGTCACTGGGAACGTGTCATTGCCTACAGTTATTTTAAGAATGTAATTAGTAATACCATCTAAGGTACTTAAGTCTGCCTCACGCAATGATTTCTTGTATTCCAGTGCGTCAAAAACTTTTATACCACGGGGGCGTGGGTATCGTTCATAGGGTTGCTTTCTGTAATCCACTACTCCAACAAACATAGGATCTAAAGGTATATTTCCACCTTTTTCAACAGCGGCTTTAAATTCGGAAGGCAAAAGTTTGAGAATTTCTTTCTCATCTTCTGTTAATTCTCCACCAGCTTTTTTGATTAATTTCTTCAATTCATCCGAAGGAGTAAGAGTGGTAGCAGACTTATCAAATAATAAACTACCCTCAAGATTTACCAACAATGGGTTTAGAACAGTATAAGCAATCGGCATATATCCTTTTGACCAAACACGCTTCTTTGCTGCCAATTCTATTTTAGTCATTTTATCCAATTTCTTGCGAGCGTCTAAACTTCTCAACTCTTTTTCAAGGTTTTCAAGACGAATTCTATGAATTCTGTCTGCCCTTTCCACCATTTTCTGTAAGTCACCTCGTGCCTTTTTAGCTCCAGGAACTGGGGACATATAAGTAACTCCTGGTTCATACTTACCTATAATCTTATAAGTCCTAACCATACCTACTCTAAAGAAATCAAAAAAGATCCAATAAAGTAGTTTGTCAAAACCCACATCAAAATTCCAAGTGTCATAAAACATCTTTATTTGATCATCGTCAATATCATTCTCGAAACCCTTACAAGAAAGATTGGTTAGAATATCAACATGAGCCCCATAAATATCAGCCTCATAGTAGTATTTAATAGATCTTCTGTAAGCTTCTTTAGGATCTAATTCGGAAGGGGGCGTAGTTACAGACAAATCCAAATAAGATCTATCCAAGACATCTCTTCTAATCACAGCTCCATAAGAAGGACCTCTCAATGTCACGGCTTTATCAGCTGGTAATGAAGCTAAAATTTTTTGAGTAGGTCTAACAAAAAAACTAGATTTACCAGAAGATTCATCTACCTCCACCCTTTCAATACCCAAATCAGGGTATTTTTCTTTCAAATCACTGGTTATTTTATTTAGTTTTTCAGAATCCATTTACTATACCCCTTTTACGCTATCTATTTAGCACTCTTTGTATAGTTTCAGTCTCAGATTGTTCATCATCTGCTACGCATTCTTGTCCATCCTTAAGTTTCTTTTGCTTAAAAACATCCACTATCTCATAAGCACCTTTTATTGCCAGAACAGCCAACCATATAGTAACTAACTCTGCGCTACTTATTAGTTTGAAAATAAGTAAAAACGCAGCTCCTAACATAATCCATACTTTTATAGATATGATTTGTGAAAAAAACTTTTGAAACCAGAGGTCCCAATATCGATTAGTCGAAAGCAAATAATCTTTAGCCATAACTCACCCCCTAAATAAGAGATAGTTCTCTACTATTAGTATAGTTAGTTTATTGGTCTTTTCAATACAGCGTGCTGTGTATAAGGTTGACCAGCCCCTGCAGATAGAGGTTTAAATGTTGCGCCCTTTACATGTGGTCTAGACAAACCTTGAGAATAAACAAGTTTTTGTTGTTCCGTGCCCTCTCTAACCAACTCTCTAGAACCCCACGCAGCCAAAATTAAAGCTGAATACAAGTCTTTATTCTGACCTTTTTTAGGGGTATCGAAATGAGTCAATCCACGAGAAGTAGGTGTAACTATTATATTTAATAGTTGAGATTTCAATATCCTAACTTTCTCATAAAGCTCTTCAGCAATAGGGTCAGAGTTCAATGGAACGGCTGGAAATCTAAGTTTAATATTCTCAAACAAAGCCAAGGTGTCAAAGTTAGCATCCGAAATCCAAGCAGGCGTAGGATTAATTAAATTGAGAATGTGTTTACCTTCCTTTTCTAACATTAACTCATCTTCTATATCTATAATAAGTACATGGTTATTATAACCTTCCTGTAGTAAATCTCTGATAGGTTTTCCACCGCCCTGAGAATCCATAAATATTCTTTTTACATTAAAAATATCCGTTAATCTCTGAATCTCCTTAACCATTTGTTGAGTAGTCTTCTTTTTAAGACCGTCCACATAAACAATACGCAATGGATCACCAATCTCTATGATTACCACCCCACATGCGGCTGCCCCACCTTGATTAGGGTCTACACCCATTACATATTCTTTATCCTTATCTCCACATAACTTAATACTAAAATCACTATTCATAGTGCATTTTTCCAACAAAGAAGCTTTAAAGAAACCATCACTATCTGACACCATAGAAGCTTCGTATTCCATCATAAACTGCAACCTTGACATGGTTCTCTTTGCTTCCTCGACATTATCTTTATCAAGAAATCCGTCAGGCAATAACTGGTAAGGAACTTGATGCACAGCGAACTTAGATTTTTCACCATATTCTCTTATAGCTTTCCAATAAGACTTCATACGATTCCACATATGGTTAAATTTGAAATAACCTGATGAAGTCATAATCATTTTATTAGCGCCCTGGTCATCGGAAAAATCATCTTCAGTAGCTAAACCTTGATCTATGAGAAGTCTTCGTCTTTCAAATTCTCTTACACGCTCCATAGGTTCCAAAGAAACAGCTGCCATGGGTCTAACCACAAGATCAATAATATCAGGCGTCATCTGAGCTAATTCATCTATCTCAATCAAATAAAAACGCGATCCTCTAATCTTTGCTCCATCCACACCCACAGGAAGAGCCTCTATAAAACTACCATTTGACCTATTCGTACCTTTGAATTTAAGAAAACATGTGTCAGCGCCTCTAACAGGTCTCTTTTCACAAGCTTCTCGCAGAATAGAAGACCTTTGATAAAGTTTCTCCACTTCGGAGAAAATCATTTTAGATTGTCTAAACGAAGGAGCAATCAAACCAACTCTATACCCAGGATACAAAAGAGCGTGAAGAGCAGCATTCACACCAAGAAGAAAAGTATTATGATTTATAAAACCATTGGAAAAATAATTAGGTTCACCAACCATATCCATTTCAAAATCATAACAATCGCCCTGCCAATCCTCCACAACAATTACAGTGTCAAAATAATAATTAGTATTCAAGACACTATACAACTTATCTATTTCAGATTTAACCTCTAGTAAACTAAACCCATTCTTCTCCACTTCATAACATTGGCACAAAAATCTACTAAGTCTTTCATAAGACAATTCTTTTTTATTGTTTATATGAATCTTAAATGAAGGTTTTTTAGAAGTTTTATAGGTATTATGGTAATATTCGGTTATGCCATGACATAGACTCAAAATATATGGAATAACATCCTTATTCGGATTCAACTTTTTACTATAAAAATACTTCTCTAGAATTAATTGTTTTCTATATAAACCAAATCCTATCAATTCTTTAAATTTATAAGCATCTTCTGAAAATATGTCTATTAAATAAACCTTACCAAACTTGGATTCAGTTTTCTTGTTTCTCAATCTAGAAACTATACCAAAATTAAGAAGCATAATTTGAATCTCTTGTAAAAGCCGATCAGATACCGAACAACAAGATACACCACCGTTAACACTGTGAACAGTACCATCTGCATCAAAATACCCCTGTAAAAACGATATCTGAGATTCTTTCGTAGCAGTCCTAATACAATACGGAACTGATTTATAATAGGATAAAACACGCTCAATACCATACTTATCAAAAAACCATTCAAATTTTTTGAAGACTATTTTTATTGTTTTAGAAGTTCGTTTATCAGGATCTATTCTATAATCTACATCGTTTACTTTACAATATTCAACACAAAAATTCTCAATCTCTTTATCAGATGTAGTGATAGACTGATGATTATACTCTTCGGAGATAGAACCATCCCCTATAAATAATCCTATAAGATAAGCGTCGTCTGTAGAAATTTCGTTCTTACCAAATGAATTCTGCCCCCTTTGAATACATACTCTATCCCCAACTACGAAATCATCCATAGCCTTGTAAACTAAACTACCATCTTCGTCTACAGTAAGCAACGGGTGATGATTACTACCTTTATTGACAAACCCGTTTTGTGTTATTATTTTTTTACCTTTTATACCTTTTTCTAGACATAATCTTTTTATAGATCTAAATCCTTTAGAAGTATATATTTCGTCTTTCCATTCTATAACTTCATCTTCACCATTTTTTAAATAGGAAGGAATTGCTGGCAAAAATTCCTGTAAATAAACAAGTCCTTTATTATTTATATAGGACAAACTATCTAC